CCCACGCCCGCTGCGGAGGAAAGATGGCGCTAGACCTTCCCAAGTTTCGGGCATGGGCGCGGATCCCTCACAACGAGGACGATCCGGCGATCCTCATCGCCTGGGAGGCCGCAAAGCGGGAACTCGAGGAGCGCACCGGCTGGTGCGTCGATCCCGTGACCCGCACGCAGTACGTCGGACTCGAGCCGGCGAACACCTTGAAGCTCGTCCGGCTCGAGCGCCAGCCGGCTACGGCGTGCACTTGCGTCGATGACAACGCGGCGACCATCACCCTGACGCTGGTCACAATCAACGGCATCCAGTACGCCAGCCTCGACGAGGATGCCCTGACGTACCCGCTCGTCCTGACCGTGACGGCTGGATCGAACACGCTAAACCCGCTCCTCGAGATGATGCTGCTTCAGCGCGTGGCGCAGCACGTCCAGAGCCGCGGAGATGACACGGTGACGCTGCCCGGCGACTACTGGGACCGGATCAGCGCCATGATGGGGAAGGGGATTGGCTGATGGCCGCTCCCGTCCCGAGCGGGATGCTGCGCCTGTCGCTGACGGTGCAGAACCCCGTCCGCACGGTCGATGCGTTCGGCCAGGCGGTCGAGGCTTGGGTGACGATCGGCACCGTGTGGGCGCACGTCGAGGCGTCCAACACGACCGAGGTCATGGGTGACGGCGGCCCGGCGGTCCGCACCGAGTGGCGGATCATTGCAAGTTGGCTCCCGTCTCTGACCTCCCGCAGCCGGTTGCTGTGGAACGACAATGGCACCACCCGGACGTTCAACTGCCGCGCGTGCTGGGACGTTGACCAGCGCCGCCGGCGCCTCGAGATCGAGGCCGTGGAGGAAACCGAATGAGCCTCTTCGGCCCGAGCGCTGGACGCGGCGCGACCAATATCGTGCGCATCTCGGTGGACAGCGCCGAGGTACGCCGCACGCTCTCGCAGCTTCCGCAGAAGCTCAACGAGCGCGTCCGCAAGAAGGCGATCCGCGAGGGAACCAAGCCGTACATCGGCAAGCTCCGAACGGCATGGCGCGGTGCCCGATACCAGGGCAAGGGGCTGCACCGGCGAGCGATCGCCGCCTCGACGCGGCTCGACGGCCCGAAGCGGGCGCAGAAGGGCTACGGGGCGCTGATCTTCAGCATCGGCGTCGATTACCGCGCCAAGCGAGGCAAGGGGCGCCAGCGCATCTGGCATCTGCTCGAATCCGGATTCCGGCACAAGGGCGCGAAGCGCCGTATTCCCGGCTCGTTCATCAGCATGAGGTGGGCGCGATCTAACGCGACGGCTATGGGAAATGCCATCGCCGAAGCCATCCTGCGCCAGGCGTCGCTCGTCATGGGAGGGCTTCGCCGTGCCGCTTGAGAATATCTCCAAGGCCGTCTACGACGCCCTGAGCACGACCGTCTACACCGTGTCCGTGGGGATGCGGAACGCTGGCACGCCGACGCCGTGCATGGTTTACGAGCTCACCGCGGCAAACCTCGACGCGCAGATGCGCGGCACGGTCGGGGACACAAACCATTGGATCGTCTCGGTCGAGGTCGCGTGCATCGCCGACACGGTCGAGCTGGTCACGCAGATGGCGGACTCGGTGGTCGCGCTTTGGGAAAGCGGAACCATCGTGGACGCCGGGAACAACTGCAAGCTGATGATGTCCGAGCTCTCGGTCGCGTTCTCCGCGGAGACGCCGGATGACGGGCAGCAGGACGCCGAGCGCATCGCAACCATCACCATGACCATTCTCGCATCGGAGACATAAATGGCACTTATTTCAGGCTACGGCGGATCAGTCACGCTCAACTTCAATGCAGCCGGCGCGACCACGTTCCCGATCAAGAACGTGTCCGTGCAGTTTGAGCGCAGCAGCATCGACGTGACGCAGCTCTCCGACTTCCGAGAGAAGCGGGCGCCCGGTCGCGTTCGGCGCACCGTCACGTTCGACATGATGGCTCAGGACGGCAGCACCGACAACGCGCTCCGCACCCACCTGTACCCGACCACGCTGGCTGACGCCGTGAATCGCTCCGTGGTCGTGACCTTCACCGACCAGGGATCGATCGCCTACGCGATCACCGGCCACATCGTCAGCGCCAGCCGCTCGGATGACGGCACCCAGGCCGGCATGTGGAACGTCTCGGTCGAGGAAGCCTGATGCCGTTCGACTTGTCCAAGATCGCCGCCCGCAGCCGCACCGTTACGATCGACGGCGTCGGCGACGTGGTGGTGCGTGAGCCGACGCTCGGCGACTACCAGCGCAGCCGCACCGATCAGTTCTGGTGGGGCGACAACCTCACCATGCCCGACGGCAGCCGGTTCGTGGACCGGAACGACCAGCTGGCGTCGATCCGCGGCGACATCGCCGCGGCCCTGCTCGAGGCGGTGAACGGTCCACGCCCTACGGAGCCGCCGAGCGGCGGCTGTGGCGAATCTCAAGCCCGGAGCAACGGATGACCATGCCGCTCGGCATCGCACGGACGGAGATGACCACGGGGGAACGCTGCGAGTTCCTGCTCGGAGTCATCGCGTGCGCCATGACCGGGCAGCGACCGCAGCAGCTCTTCCCCTGGACCCGTCGCGGCATCGAGGAGTTCGCCGAGGAGGTGTCAGGTGGCTAAGGAGATGAAGGCAGTCATCCGCGCCGAGGTGGACCCGTCCGGCGTGGTCAAGGGCGTGGCGCGGGCGAATCAGGAGCTCAAGAAGCTCAACGAGTCGAGCGCACGGACGGCAATGGCGTCCGGCATCTCGGCGGCGTTCAACGTCGGTCAGGTGGCGTTTAACGCCATCCGCCAGGCGACCTCGGTGATGAACGACAGGGTGGACGAGCTGACCCGGATGGCTACGACCTGGGATCTCGACGCCGCGAACGCCCAGACGCAGGCGCTGATCCAGAAGTACCAGGACGAGCAGACGATCGCCAAGGCGGTCGCGCCGGGTGTGATTCAGGCGATCCAGGCGCAGTCTGCCGCAAGCCGCGCCGAGGCGCAGCGAATCGCCACCGATCCGACGATCTCAGCCGGCATTGCCGCCGCCGGGCAGGCCACCGCCACGGCTGGTGGATTGAAGAACTTCGCCACCGATCAGGCGCTCACCGGTGCCGCTGGCATCGCGGACATCATCACCATTCTCCGTGACATCGCGAGCAAGATGGGAAGGCCGTTCTAATGGGCACGTGGACCGTCATCGAAAGACCGGAGACGCGGAACTACGGGCTGGCAATGCCCGGCGAGCAGCACACGCTCGACCTGGCGTACCAGGTGCGTTGGACGCCAGCAAACTCGAGCGACCCGTATCCCGGTGATCAGCAGATGCTCGGGGCGTCCGGTCTTCCCAAGATTCGCGACCGTCTCCCGTCCGGAATCTACGGATCGGACACATTCCTAAAGACATTCGTGTGCCGAAGCGTCGAGGCGACCATGCAGCGCGAGGCCGCGTATGTGTGGGAGGTGATTTGTAGGTTTGGCAGTTTCGACACCTACACGGTCGACCAGGGCAAATATGTCCAAATCACGCGCTCAAGCGGCGTGCGAGCGGCGCAGATGTGGCGCATCTCCCCAACGTTCCCGGCCAATGGCACGGTCGCGTGGCCCGGAAGCGTCGTTGACATCGGTGGCACCAAGGTGGACCTAAACGGCAATCCGCCGACCTACGAGGTTCCGCAGATGTCGATGACGTTTGAGCTTCTCTGGGACCGGACTCGCGAGGCAACGCCCGAGCCGCCGACCAGCAGCTACTCCAGCTACATCGGCAGAAGGAACGACGCGGTCTTCCTCGGTTGCGACATCGGCACCGTGGTGTACCAGGGCTTCACCATCAGCCCGTCCTACGAGTGGTACCGGATTCAGCACCAGTTCCTGTTCGACGCTTGGTACCACCTCGAGCAGGTGCCGATCCCGAAGCCGACTGGACAGCCGCTCTGTACCTCGGGTGCTACGGTGGCTGGCGTCGTGGTTCTCCAGGCTGACAAGATCGGCTTCTTCCAGAAGTACCCAAGCACCGCGACGTTTGCAACGCTGATGGGATCCGCAAACATGGTTGAAATCACTTCGCCCAAGCCCACGTATCCATGAGCTGGACCCGTCCCATCTTCAACGAGGGCATCGCCGGCGCAAACCGTGCCGTGGTGAACTCATGGACGCAGGGGGCAGCGACCGCGATCGACAATCGCGACACGCTGCGTTGGGCGCGGCGCGAGATGGGGGCAGGGCAGATTGTCACGATGGGCCTGTGCGAGGTGCGCGAGGCTAGCGCGATCGCTGGCGCGGCCTATCGATGGACCTACACCGTCCGTCTGTGGTTTCCGCCGCCGCTGACCGGCTCCGGCGTAACCGTCGGCACCGATCTCACCTTTGACTACACGAACTGCATCAACCTCCGCGAATACCACAACACCGCGACGCGCGTCGATGGCGTTGCCGTGAACGCGACGCCGACGGATCAGTTCGGACCTGTCGGTTCGCAGTACAGCGGCGGCAACTGGACAACCTCGCAGCTCTCGGCGAAGGTCCTTGTCCATGTCGTGATGGACACCGCCGGAAACGCATTCCCGTTCTTTGATCGTCCCAACCCGTATAGGTGCATCTGATGAACCTGACGCTGGCAACTCCGATCCCGAGCATCACCGTGGTGCCAGGGGAAGTGCTCAAGATCGACTTCCACGTCCACGATGTGGGCGGGAACAACTTCAACTGGACCGGCTACACGCCGAAGGCGAAGCTGACGCTGGCGGGCGTCTCCACCACGGTCACCGGCTCCGTTGTCAGCGCTGGCGGCGGCACCGCGACCACTAGCTTTACCGCGACGCAGACCGCCACGCTCGCCGGCCCGTCGTGGGGCGAGGTGGTGCTGTACGCCGACCCGACGGCTGGATCGGAAAACCTGCACATCGCGACAATCGCGCTGCGCGTTACTGCGGAGGTGATCCCATGATGGGTTCGATGATGCGCCGGGCAATGATTGCGGCATTTACTGATTCAGCAAAGGCACGGAAATTTGTAATTGACGCCATTGCAGGCAACGATTCGGTCGACATCCTCATCGCCGGTGATTCCAATACAAACTACAGCGGGTGGGGATGGTGCGACGGATTGGTGCACGGCCTCACCGCGCTCGGCGCATCGCATTACGCGACGCCATTGGTGCCTGTGTTTTCGCGGGAGAGCGCGACGTTCTACGGCTACCAGTCGAAGTTCGACAGCTACTCGAGGATTTGGTCGGACGGTTCCGTGCAGAATGCTGGCGGTACCGGATCGCTCGGCAACTCGCTTGTGCGCGGCGATTCAGCACCGTCTAATCTCTATGATCTCCTTAAGAGGACAAGTGGCAGCCTTCAGCCGAACGCGTCGCCATTTTGGTTTGGCTACTTTGCGGGATCGAACAACTGGGCTGACTTCCTCGGAGGCATCTATACGGTAGACAACGACGGCACCCAATTGTCGTGGCAGGGGTCCGCGTTGAGATACCGCGTCGTTCACGCAATGGGACCAGGCATGGGGAGCTTCCAGCCGACGTTCCGCAGGAACGGTGGCGGCGACGCCCTGGTGGTCGCAGGATCACGAATCCAATGCGCTGACGCATCCGGGTACTCGTGGACCACGTCCGAGCTACCGGTTGCTGCCGATGCCAATCGAAACACGGCCGGAAGGCAGTACCTCGCCGCATACGCAGACAACACCTGGGGAAACTATTACATCACCGGGCAGGTCGCGCTCGCGCTGCATAGCGTTTCGCGATCCGTCAAGGGCGTTGCCGTGCAATGTCTCGACCACTACGGTGGAGCGACTACCAAGCAGGTTGCCGACAACGCGGTCGGGGCGCCGCTGATCATCGGGCAATACCTTAAGGAGCTCCGGCAGCGGCAGATCGCTTGCGGTGGCACCGGACGAGTAATCGTCGCATTTCAGGGCGGCGTCAACGGAACCGGCAGTAGCACATGGGCTGCTGATTGCACGTCATTCATGGAAACTTGCCGGACGGCATGGCTGGCGCTTGGGTATCCGATCACGGACCTTGGCTTCCTGGGCTTTACAAGCCATCAGACGGAGAGCACGGACAACATGACAACCGTCCGATCAAGTGCCGCAACGCTGGCGTCAACCTACGCAATCATGAATGGAATGGTTATTGCGCCGTATGCCGACCTGATTGCCGGAAGCTATTACGCAAACGCGGCCACCGAGCGGCAACACCTGAACGCCAACGGCTACAAGTGGGCTTCTCAACGCCTTGTGGATTTATTGACGGCATGAAGCGCCTCGCCGCCGTCCTCCTGCTCACCGGCTGCGCGTCGGCGACCGCGACCATCGCCCGCGAGGCGAACGATGTCCGCGCGTCTGCCGTTCGCGCTCGAGGCCACCTCGAGGCGGCGCAGCTCGAGCTGGCGGAGATCGAGCACAGCGCGGCAGCCGTTCACCAGAGCGTCGCTTATGTCTCGGACGAACAGAGCCCGGTGTGGGTGACCATGCAGTTCATCTCGGCGGCCGTCGGCCTCGCGGCGGTCGCTGCCATTGTCTACAAACTCAAAAAGTGATCCGCACATGAACCAAGACCAGACCCTGATCCTCTGGATCATCGTGACCGTCACCGCCGCCTTCGCCGCCGGCTGCTCGCTCGGCGCGACGTTCCGCACCAAGCATCCCCGAAAGGTCGCCCATGCTCGCCGAAAGTAACTTCGCCTCGACGCTCATCCTGATCACCGCCATCCTTGCCGCTGGTGCGTGGATCGGCTTCTGGTGGTGCCGGAAGAACGCCAAGTGAGCCAGCGCCGATGCTGCTGTGGTGGCGGTGGCAACTGCTACTGTTTCTGCTTTGAGGTGACGGCCAAGCACGCGCAGCAATGCGCGCTGACTTGCACGGTTACCCCATGCACCATCTCCGAAGACGAGTGCCGGAGCTTCGCGGTCACCAACACCTACACGCCCGGACTCGCCGAGGTGTCCTCGCAGCAGTTCGTGGTGGCTACGGAACCGGACGCCGGGACGTGCGACTGCTACGGCGAATCGTGCGTCTACACCTGGACTCCATCGGGCACGACATTTGAGCGCGACGTGTGCTTTCTGGCAGACAACGCATCGATAGCCCAGACCAGCACGAGCGGGAACATTTCGGTCGCTCAGACGAATGCGCCGGCGTGCCCAGGCGGCTGCAACATCTGCTGCGGAACGAACCGCTACATCTACTCGATCAGTTACGTCGGCTACATTTCGGCGGCGACCGTGTCCGGAGCTTGCGGCGACGTGACCTACGTCAACGTCGGAACAGCTCCGTCCGGATCGGCGTGGCAAACGACCTACACCATCGACTACTGCTACGCGCCGAACGTGGAT